GTTTTAACTCCTGTGGTATGCTCACGCAATACGTCTTGGTTGATAGCCTAAGAGGGATAACTTTTTCAGGTTATCTAGAAACACAACTCAAGTTGATTCCCTGACGGCTATGTTATTATTTTCTATATACCTATTAAAAACCTTTTACAATTTCGTACAAAGTAAACATTATACCCATACCTGCTATTACAATGTAGAATTTACGATCCTTGTTTGATTGCTTGTTCTCTATGTCTTTGAAATGATGATTCAATTCATACTCCACCTTCATTAGACGTTCACACAGTTTCTCTATCTTTTCTTCAAAGGTGTCCAATCTGTCCAAGATCCTTTTAGTCAAATCATCAAACTCGGTCATTGACACTGACAACCACGTTTAGTACAAAGGGCGTGTTGGCTCTCCTTACACATCTTGCATTTCTTTATTGTCTTTGCTTTTACTTCCGATATTTGTTTTAGATTCTCTTTAATGAAATATTCCTTCTTAATGTCCTGTGCGTTCTTTGCTATGGTTGCCTGTGCGTCTTGATTTGCTTCAACCTCATCATCATCAGGGAGTTCCATTCCAGTGTTAACTCTTAACCATTCTCTTGATTCAGATTTGGTCATTAATCCATTTGCTGTCAAATCTTTAATCTGATCAACTTGTAACTCTACAATATTCTGTGTTGTAAAGGCTACCTTACATTCCTCAACTTCTGGATCATATCCGTTTTGGATTAGTATGTTATCAAATAATTCTACCTTTAGTTTGTTAGCCAAGTATCGTTGATAGCCTCTAACTCTTTTCATTACAATATTATCTGTTGTTTCAGATGAGGCTCTTGAAGTGAAATCACCTGTCATTATGTCGTGTGGGAATTGTGTACCTAACTCAAACACTTTTTCCAAGTGAGTGATATAATCAGTGTACTTACTATTCCCTGCTGTTTCAAAGAAATCTATTTCAGGTTTAATCTTTTGAACTCGTTTATCACCTGGCTTGTATTTTTGCCATCTAACTGCTTCCTTTTCCAAGTATGGATCACTTGCACCAGGATATGTAATGGTGGTAATAGGATAAGCGTTATTCATAATGATTGCTGACATGGCGTCCTCGATTGACCACATGACCTCGATTAATGGTGGTGTTGTTCTATTGCCTATTGTTCGTGGAATGGCTAGTGAATAGAATAATGATTTACCCCATGCTTGTTTAGAATAGTTTGTTAAATTAAATTCGATAAATTTACCTAGTTTACCCTGACCTAGTTTTGCTGTTTGACCGTTGTTTGTTCTATGCTCGTAATGTTCTAACTTTCCAAACTCATCTCTTTTCTTGGCTATGATGGTTTGCATATCTACTTCCTCTACATCTTGAATATCATTCTCATCTAATTTCTCTAAGATACTGTTACCTGTGATTAGACAGGTAGTGACCATGTTTTCAAACTTTGTATAGAAATCAGAATTTCTTATCCATTCTGTTAATACTTCTGTTGCTGAATCTGATTTGCAGGTGATGTTCATTTCTGTCCCTGTTATTAATTCTGAATAAGATGATACTGCTATTTGTAATTGTGGTGTCCTGTCGTGATACTTAATCAACTGTTCAAACGTAACCTGTACGGGTTGCTCCCTTGAGAAATCTGATCTAACTATCTTTGCTAATGGTGCTTTGGCTTCCTCAATTTCACTTTCTTTAAAGGGATTAATATTCAAGCTGTGGCACCTTCAATGATTAATAATTCCTGTCTATTTAATGTTGATTCCCTTGCACCTGCTTTAGAGAGTTCAATCTTTACGTTGTATAACCCTGGTGGTGGCAATTCATTTTCTGCTATTGCATACGAAAAAGTCCCACCTGTTGCTGATACTATGCTTCCAACTCTGTTAAAATAATCTCCCCATCTGTGATTCTTTGTTAATCTAATTGTAATTGTATATCCTGATATGTCCGCTTTTCTTGAGAATTTCTGATCAGAGTATAATGTCCCTGTCAGTTTGTTTGTGGAACTAAAATCTCCCCTAAACCATTTCGGTTGATCCATTAAGAGATAAAGACCGTATGCCACTATAATGATCCACGATTATTTATTTGGTAATTAATAGAACTAATACCTAGATTAAATAATAAAGTGGACATAATGTAATATGTTATTTTCCTAGATATAATAGAATTAATTAATCAGGTATAGGCAAACCACCTTTGGCTCTGAACCATTCAACAATCATATTCCTGCTATAATGTAATATTGTTACTGGATCAGCGTCCTTTGATTTCTTTAATGCCTTTTCCTTCTTTTCAACAGCGTCAATTATATCATCAAATGATTTGACAAACATTATCAATAATTCCTCTTGTGTCTTTGGCACGTTATTCATAAGTTAATATCCACCCTTCACGATAATATCTTTTACCTCTAAATTCTGAACAGTGTTTGCATACATGATGATCCTTAGTCACTTTTCTCCTTTGGCTTTGCTTCAATAATGGTAGTAATTACTGATGTTGGTATGCTGTCAATGTCCTTTATTGCTTCTGTAATATTATCAATCTTACCTTCCAACTCCTTGTATATCAGATACCCTTGATTGACCTGGTTAACTGTTTTGACATACTCTGAATAGGTGTTAGCAAATAGCATGGACAACTCCATCTTACTTGATCTTCCTACTGTCTTACCTGTTGATTTAACAATAAATTCTTTTACTCTTTCTTGGTCGTTCATTCAATTACCTCTGTGTTAATTGATATTCCACTGTTGCTTTTAGGTTTATCGGTTTGACTTTGATTGACTAATTTGTTTGCCATAATGTCATAGTGTCCATAGTCAAACTCTTTTAGATCCCAACAGCACATGATGAAACAATCACCAATATCAAAGTTCAATTCTGATTTGTCTATACCTCCACGTTTGTCAAACTGTGCTGATCTTAACTGTGCTATCAGTTTTGTATGTGATGGGTGAATCCTTACCTTACCGTTCTTAACCATCTGTGCTGAATTGATAGCCATCTTACTTCTTAATGATTGAACGTTTGCTGATTCATGATCCCTAATTTGTAATCCAAAGTTGATAGGTAATGCAGGTATTCCTCGTTCTTCCAAATCCCTGATGAAACCAGGGTGTGCTGAATCTATCTTACAGTTGTCATTATACCTGTGTGCCATATTTTCTATTATATCCAACATGGCTGATGGTGACGGTCTTGGAAATTCATTTGCCTCTGTGATGTATAATAAATCATCTCTTATCTCCCCCCCTAGTACACCAAAGTTTGATGAACCAAATGCAGGATCTCCATAGCAACCACCCCTGCCACCTATTACATTCAAATCGTATTCCTCTATAATATCATCAATGTTTTCAAATACATCTCCAACACCCATACCATATTGAAGTTGATACTCTCTACCAAATGAAGGTGATAGTTTGGCTACTCTAATATGTTCAGGATCAAATACCTTATTCAGCCCTACCGTATAATCCAGATGTTTCATTACATAGAAATCTTTTCTATTATCCTCACTCATTAATTCATATTCTTCCTCCATTCTTTGAAACAATCCTCCTGGCAGGTTAGGTGTTGACACCATAGCGATATATGGGTTAGTTTTTGGAATATACCTTTCTGCTATTGTTCGAGATTCGTTCTGATACCTACTTGGGAAAAAGTCACATTCATCAAGTAGCACTAAGAATGGATTAAGCCCTCTACTTGGTGAAAGATTCATTGTTGGAAATGCCTCTATCTTACAACCGTTCAATATTACAAGTGATTCTTTTGTCTTAAACTCTACATCAAATAGATTCTTAATTCTACCAATAATCTTGTTAGTTAAATCCTGACTTGCACCTGTGATGATTACTGCTGATACATCTACCTGGTTATTCTTCCATTCATCATCTTTAAGACAGTTCCAGGCTATGAATCTACAGAATATCTCACTGACACCTAGCCCTGTTGCTTTCTTAATCCAGATTCTCTTATTGGTTTCTAGTGTTTTAATTATATCCTCCTCATAGTCAAAGTATTCTAATTTTCTTGGTAATGCCTCCCAGAACTCTTTGAATGTTAATCCTCTATACTGTGGAAAATCTACTGAAATCTCTTTATCATTTGTTGGTAGTAATGATCTTAGTGTATCTACATCTTCCTCAAATGATGGGTGCTTCATCTAAGCATCACCTTCGGTTGATCTAGTTGCTTTTCTGCAACCTTCCGTAGGTGAGATATTCCTAATACTAAATCGACCACATGAGTTTTCTGTGTGGTTGCCTTTACTAATCTATCTATGTATGCCAATACTAGATCATGATCAGTTGGTAATGGATCTGCACCCATAGCCTTTGATATGTTAGTTTCACACAGTTTGATAATTCTTTCTAATCTTCTACCGTCATTGTTTAGATTAGTCCAAGTATTGTTAGTAGCCATGTTCGCATTTTTTGTTCCTAACCATGACTAATAAGAAGAAAATGGAATTAATTATTCCATTATATCTC